ACGCGGTACGCTCAGGCCACCCCCCGTGCGGGAAGGAGCCGGCCGTGGCCCGGCTGGTGCTGATCGCGTTCGCGCTGCTCGGCGGCGCACTCGCCGGCCTGGTGGCAGGACTGCTCGCCATCGTCGCCATCCGCGGGCTGGTGGCCGACGACATGGCCGCCGGGGTCGCGCTGCTGCTGACGCTTGGCGGCGCCGCCGTCGGTGAGGAGCTGGCCCGCGCGAGGCTGCCGCGGCAGCCGGCCCGCCGCGCCTAGCCCGGGATCACCTTGTCCTCTGCTGGGACTCGAGTCACCGCGAAGCTGGCCTGGATCATCGCGGGGTCCTCCAGCCCGCGGAGCTTGGAGACCGCGGCGACGGTGACTGGATAGATGTCCATACGGCCTGTGGTCGCGACATCCCCGGCGTCCATGATGACCACATACCCGGAGCTGTCCCTGACCAGGGTGTTGCGGATGTCGTTGCCGGTGGACGAGGCGTAGAAGTTGAGGCTGGAGTCCTCGGTGTTGATCCGGCCCGGGATCTTGGACACGTACCGGTTGCCCAAGTCCGGGGTGTCGATGAAGTCGCTCGTGACGGAAAAGCCACTGATCTCGCCGACTTCGCCGGACAGGTCCGTGCCCGCGTTCAGCTCCGAGCGGGTCGGGGCGGTGTACGTGGTGATGCTGACCACCCAGTAAATCTTGGTGGTGCCTGGCCGGAAGTACCGGGTGCTGGACGTGAGCGCGGTGGGCGGCACGTACCCCCTCCTTGATGGACAGCGGGAAATACGCCCCGCTCTTTTTCTTGCAGGTGCGAATTACGCGAGGACGCGGAAGGTGAACCGGCCCCCGAAGTAGCCGATGGCGGCCACCTCTTCCAGCCCGAGCGGGTCGAACCGCTGGAGCTGGCAGTCGCCGACGACGCCGCCGAGCGTCTTGTCCGCTCTGAACGCGGCCGGGATGGAGCCGGCGCCCGACGGGTCGGCGTACGCGGCGAGCGCGAACTGCCCGGTGCGGGTGACGGCGGCCGATACCAGCACGGTCACGGTGGGCGACAGCGCCATGCGGATCTCGCCGAGCGAGGTGTTGTAGTCGGTGACCGGCGGGACGCCGACGTAGGCGTAGGGCGGGTTGATCTGGTCGGGGCCGACCGCGCCGGTCCGCAGGCCGTCGATGGTGGCGAGCACCGCCTCCATGCCCTCCATGATCTGCTGGAGCGTCGCCACCTATACTCCCGTCGGGTCTGTGGTCGAGAGCGTGAGGACTCCCGGGCAGGAGCGCAGCGCGTAGCCTGCTGTCTGAGCCAGCATCGCAACTGCGCGACCAGACCTCCGGCTTGGCACCCGGGCGCTACTCGACCATCGGCGGGACGGAGCCCTGCCTTGGAGGCCAAACCCGGATAGGTAGACGGCAGCCGGGACCGTCCCGCCTCCCGTCAGGCCACCAGGACCGGCGAGAGCTGGTAGTCGCCGAGCAGCCGCCAGTATTTCGGGTTGTCCCGCACCCGGATGATGCCGAGGTCGGCGAAGCCTTGGACGCCGAGCGGCGCCGAGTTGAGCTTGAACGTCTCGGCGGCGAGCAGCCGGGTGGCGCGGCGGATCCGGTCGGGCACCTGCGGCCAGCCCCACACGCCCGTGATCTCCACCAGGTCGCCGCGGGCGCCTGCGGTCCACACGGGCAGCGGGAACAGGTGGTCGCCGATGGCGTGGACGCGGCGGTAGGGGCGGGTCTCGGGCGCGGCGTGCAGGTTGGGGGTGCCGTCGGCGGTGAGCAGCTGGTAGTCGCTGGCAGCCCAGGTGGTCTCGTAGGTGCCGTCGCCGGCCGCGTCGGTCTTGAGCGTCGTCACGCTCACCAGGTCCATGTACTCGCCGAGCTTGAGCCGCCACTGGTCGCAGGCGCCGAGCGTGCGCGCCTCGGTGACCTTGAAGAAGTGCCGCTGGCAGTCGCCGTCCACCATCCGGCTGGCGGCGAGGATCGCATCGCCGAGGTCTTCGTCGTCGGTGGTGTCGGCCACGGGGATGCCGAGCGCGGCCTTCAGCTCGGGCAGCGTGGTGTAGACGTTGGCGCTGGCGGCGGTGGCGGCGTAGAAGCTGCCGTCCTCGGTGTCGGTAGCGGCGCCCGTGGCCTCGAACAGCCACAGCCACAGCCCGGCCTGGGTGACCTCGACGGTGGTGGTGTAGGTGCCGAGCGTCGGGTTGGTGACGGTGGGCGAGGACGTGGTGCCGTCGGGCAGGGTGAGGGTGCAGGCGACGGTGCCGGCGGTCGGGTCGCCGTCGGCATCCACGAGCGTGTAGGTGAGCAGCACGCTGTCGCCGACGTCGTAGGTCGCGGTCATGTGACGGTGACCTCCCCGTGGGCGGCGGACGCGGCCACGACCACGCCGGCCGACTGGTGGCTCGAGGTGACGCCGCCCTGGTGCGGGCGGCTCAGGATGACGCGGCCGGTGTTCTTGACCAGCAGCGAGATCAGCGGCGGGCGGGCGGTGGCGTCGGCGCGGGCGACGGGCGTGGGCAGCGTGAACGAGAAGCCGGGCGGCTGGCCGGTGGCGGTGGCGGTGGCCATGCCGCCGGACACGGTGCTCTCGCCGACGACCTGCGCGGCCGGGTCCGCCGTGGCCGCCGCGGCGGCGACGACCAGCAGCGCCGAGAAGCTGAACGCCGGGGCGTACGCGGCGGCGCCTGCGCCCGCGACCGGCGGCACCAGCGCGCGGGAGCCGAAGCCGAGCGCCTTGTAGGTGGCGACCAGACCCGTTGCCTGCGAGATCCCGGCCAGGGTGGCGGTGGTCTCGTAGGTGCCGACGGCGTTGGGGTAGCGCAGCGCGACCGCCGCGCCGACGTTGGCGCCCGAGGGCTTGGACGTGCAGACGTCGGCGCGTTCCTCAAACCCGTTCGACCAGCTGGCGACCGAGTTGGTGGCGCCGCTGCCGATCGAGATGCCGATCGCGGCGATCACCAGCTCGTCGGCCTGCGCGGTGGTCGCGGTGGTCCCGGTGGACAGCGACCCGACGCCGCTGCCCGTGCCGTTGCTCGCCGACACGTCGTAGGGGCTGCTGGTCACCAGCAGGCCGCGGTGCTCCAGCGCGTACCAGGACACCGCCGCGCTCGTGCTCGGCGTGATGACCCAGGAGGTCTCGCCGTTCACGCACGCCTTGCGGAACAGGTAGAGCCCGCTGTTGTTCACCTGGTCCTCGTCCAGCGTGAAGCCGGACGGGGTGGCCACGGTGGCGTCGGCGTTGACGACGATGAACAGGCTGTTGCCGCCGGTGGTGCCGGCCGGCAGGGTCACGGTGACGCTGGCGGGGGTGCCGGTGCCGGTCGTCCCGGAGTTCTCCTGGACGATATCGCCCGTGCCGAGCGCCGAGTTGCTGACCGCCGGGGCGGGCGCGGTGGCGGTGGCGGTGGCGGCGGGCGGCTGGACGGTCGGGACGAGCGGCGCCTGCCCGGCCGCGGTGGCCGTGGCGGCGACGGCGGCCACGGTGGTGTCGCCGCTGCCGGCCTTGTAGACCGCGATGATGCCGGTGGCCTGCGAGGTGCCCGCCAGCGTCCCGGTGGTCTCGTAGGTGCCGACGGCCGCCGGGTACAGGACCGCGGCGGCCACGCCGACGTTGGCGCCGCTGGGCTTGGTCGTCACCGTGTCGGCGCGCTCGGCGAAGCTGTTGGACCAACTGCTGACGGAGTTGGTGCCGCCCGAGCCGATGCTGGTCCCGATCGACGCCAGCACCAGCACGTCCGCCTGCGCGGTGGTGGCGGTAGTGCCGGTGGACTGGCTGGACACGCCGCTGCTCGTGCCCTGGCTGGTGGTCACGTCCAGCGGGTTGGACGCCAGCCCGGAGTGCTCCAGCGCGTACCACGACAGCGACGCGCCCACGCTCGGGGTCAGCGTCCAGGTCGTCTCGCCGGCCGTCGCGGGCTTTCTGAACAGGAAGTGGCCGCTGTAGTTGCCCTGCTCGCGGGCCTTGGTGAACACCGACGGCGTGGCCACCGTGGCGTCGCAGGACACCAGGATCAGCAGCGTGTTGCCGGCGGTGGTGCCGCTGGCCAGGCTCGCGTCGGTGGTGGTGGGGGTGCCCGTCCCGGTGTTGCCGGAGTTCTCCTGGACGATGTTTCCGGTGGACAGGCCACTGGTGACCGACGGCGTACCGGCCGCCGCGGTGGCGGTCGCCGCCACGCTGGTCAGGCTGAACGAGAAGGCCGGGGCGAGCGCCGTGGCGGTGGCGGTGGCTGCCACGCCCGAGATGATGGCGTCGCCGCCGGAGGAGACCGCCGGGGCGGTGGCGTCCGCGGTCGCGGTGGCCGCCACGGCGGTCAGGCTGAAACTGAAGGCGGGCGGCAGCGCGGCTGCGGTGGCGGTGGCCGCGGGTGCTCCCGGACCCCCGGCGACGCCTGGCGCGACCGCTGCGGCGGTGGCGGTCGCCGCGACGCCCGTGATGTTCTGGTCGGTGACGACTGTGGGCGCCCGCGCGGTGGCGTCCCCGGTCGCGGTCGCACCGGCCAGGCTGAACGAGAACGCGGGCGCCAGGGCGGTGGCGGTCGCGGTCGCGGCGACGGCGCCAGGCCCGCCGGCCACGCCCGGGGCGATAGCGTCGGCGGTCGCGGCAGCAGCAACGCCCGTGATGATGGCGTCGGTGACGACCGTGGGCGCCACCGCGGTGGCGGTGGCGGTGGCAGCAACAGCGTTGACGGTGGTGTCGCCGCTGACCTGCTGCAGCAGGACTTGCGGCCTGCCGGCGGCGCCGAGGGCCGACTGCGGAGCACCCCAGCGGACAAGGCTGCTCACGGGCTACCCCTCTCGCAGCCTGTGGGCTACTTCTGCCACTTCAGATAGAAGTCCACGTGCTGCGCCGTGCCCGTCGGGCAGTTGATCACGATGCCGTTGCCGGTGCCCTCCGCGATCTCCAGCTCCTTCTCGCCCCAGGTGAAGATCACCCCCGACCCGATCGCGGCACCGAGGCTGGCCTGCCGGATCGTCGCCGCGGAGGTCGAGTCGCTCGACTGCGAGGTGAAGGCCGTCTCGCTCGGCGCCGGCGCGCTGGCGTCGTCGATCTGGTACTCCGTCAACCCGCCGACCTGGGTACCGCTGGCGGTGCAGACGATGATGCCGACGCACACCGCCGTCGCGGTGGTGTTGAAGATGCCGACCTCGCGGATCCAGAACTTGCCGCTGGTCGCGGCGGCGAAGATCCCGGGGCCGCGGAGTGTCGTCGGCAGGTTCGTGACCGTCCGAGAGGCCACCTCGAAGATCGCCATGCAGGACTCTCCCTCAG